GATGTGTATAGCATACAAGATTTAAAAATAGCTCTACCTAAAGCACCTAAAAAAATACACAAGTTTGATACTGATAAATGGGAGGTAACTGAATATCCAAAAGAATTACAACGCGTTAGCACTATATTTGATTGGAAAAATTTACCTAGTGATTTTAAAAGTAAATACATAGATTACATAGAGACTGAGTTTAGTAGAAGAGATGATGGTTTCTGGTATTACAATAAAACTAAAGCCACATATATAACAGGTACTCATTATATGTATCTACAGTGGTCTAAAATTGATGTAGGTAAACCTGATTTTAGAGAAGCAAACAGACTATTTTATATATTTTGGGAAGCTTGTAAAGCAGATAAAAGATGCTACGGCATGTGTTACCTTAAAAATAGAAGATCTGGTTTTTCTTTTATGGCATCAGGAGAAGTTGTAAATCAAGCAACGTTAGCTAGTGATTCAAGATTTGGTATATTATCAAAGACTGGTCCGGATGCTAAGAAAATGTTTACAGACAAAGTTGTACCCATATCAGTTAACTACCCTTTCTTTTTTAAACCGATTCAAGATGGTATGGATCGACCTAAAACAGAATTAGCATATAGAGTACCAGCTAGTAAACTTACAAGAAAAAGTATAACTTCTGACAACAAAGAGGAACTAGAAGGATTAGACACTACTATTGATTGGAAAAATACAGGTGATAACAGTTATGATGGTGAAAAACTTAAACTGCTAGTACATGATGAAAGTGGTAAATGGGAAAGACCTAACAATATATTAAATAACTGGAGAGTTACAAAAACAACACTACGATTAGGTAGTAGAATTATCGGTAAGTGTATGATGGGATCAACATCAAACGCTTTAGATAAAGGTGGTGACAACTTCAAAAAACTATATAAAAACTCTGATGTTACAAAACGAAACAGAAATGGACAAACAAGTTCAGGACTCTATTCTTTATTCATACCTATGGAATGGAACTACGAAGGATTCATTGATTCTTATGGATTACCTGTATTCGACACGCCAGAAACAGAAGTTGAAGGACCTCATGGAGATTTTATAGACATAGGTGTTATAAGTCATTGGCAAAATGAAGCAGATGGATTAAAGAGTGATGGTGATGCTTTAAATGAATTTTATAGACAATTTCCTCGTTCAGAAGAGCATGCTTTTAGAGATGAAACAAAGAATAGTATATTTAACCTAGCTAAAATATACGAGCAAATAGATTACAACGAGGAGTTTGCCTCTGATTATATTTCAACTGGTAACTTTCAGTGGATAAACGGAGTTAAAGACACAAAGGTAATGTTTTATCCAGATGTTAAGGGTAGATTTAAAGTTTCATGGGTACCTAAGCAACAATTACAAAATAATGTAATAATTAAAAATGGTATTAAATATCCAGGTAACGAACACCTAGGTGCTTTTGGTTGTGACAGTTATGATATATCAGGAACAGTAGATGGTAAAGGATCTAAAGGTGCTTTGCACGGTTTAACAAAGTTTAGTATGGAGGATTGTCCTCCTAATCAGTTTTTTTTAGAGTATATAGCTAGACCACAGACCGCTGATATATTCTTTGAGGACGTTCTAATGGCTTTAATATTCTACGGGATGCCTATACTAGCAGAGAATAATAAACCTCGTCTATTGTACTATATGAGAAGGCGTGGATATAGAGGTTTTAGTATGAATAGGCCTGACAAAACATGGAATAAATTATCTGTTGCAGAAAAAGAAATAGGTGGTATACCAAATTCAAGTGAAGATATAAAGCAAGCGCACGCCGCTGCTATTGAAATGTACATACAAGATCATGTTAGAGACAGGGGTAATATGTATTTCACAGAAACATTACAAGACTGGTCTAAGTTTGATATAAATAATAGAACAAAATTTGATGCTGCTATTAGTAGTGGCTTAGCTATAATGGGTTGTAATAGACATTTATATACTCCTAACGCTACAAAACATAAAAAGAAACTAAATTTAAAAATTTCAAGGTACGAAAACAAAGGTACTTTGTCTAAGTTAATAAAACAATAATATGGCTGAATCAATAACGAAACAATATTTTCCAAGTCAAGTCGCTCCTGATATAGAGAAAGTGAGCCAAGAGTATGGATTAAAAGTAGCAAAAGCTATTGAGAGTGAATGGTTTGTTAGAGATGGCGTAACTTATAGGTTTGCTAACAATCAAGATAGCTTCCATAAACTTAGGATGTATGCTAGAGGAGAGCAGTCTGTGCAAAAATACAAAGATGAGTTATCTATAAATGGTGACATGTCTTATCTTAACTTAGACTGGAAGCCAGTACCTATTATACCTAAATTTGTAGATATTGTAGTTAATGGTATTGCTGAAAGAATTTATGATGTAAAAGCTTATTCTCAAGATCCTTATGGTGTAGACAAGAGAACTAAATATATGGAGGGTTTATTAATAGACATGCAAAATGTTGAGTTTGATAAACAAGTGCAACAGTTTTATGGGCAAAGTATATTACAAACACCTGTAAATGAAATACCTGAAAACAAAGAAGAGCTAGAACTACACATGCAGCTTAATTACAAGCAAGCTGTAGAAATAGCGGAAGAGCAAGCTATAAACACTTTATTAACTGGTAATAAATATGATTTAATAAAGAAAAGATTTTACTACGACTTAGCTGTTTTAGGTATTGGTGCTGTTAAAACAGGCTTTAATACATCACAAGGTGTTACAATAGATTATGTAGATCCTGCTAATTTAGTTTGGTCTTACACTAGCGATCCTTATTTTGATGATATATATTACGTAGGTGAAGTAAAAGTAATACCTATAAACGAACTAGCAAAACAGTTTCCAGAGCTTACACAGCAAGACCTAGAAGAAATAAGCGGTCAAAGCATGAGAAAAGCTGGGTACTATAATGCTCATCACGAGCATGATGAAATAGATAAAAATCAAATACAAATATTGTATTTTAATTATAAAACTTATTCAAAAGAAGTTTACAAAGTAAAAGACACAGCAACAGGTGGTAGTAAGGTTATTGTAAAAGACGATTCTTTCAACCCTATTATTGATGCTGAATTAGAAGCTAGATTTGGTAAGTTAGAAAAACAAATAGAGGTCTTATATGAAGGAGCTCTTATATTAGGTACTGATAAGTTACTTAAATGGGAGCTAGCTAAAAACATGATGAGATCTAAGAGTGATTATACTAAAGTTAAAATGAACTATAATATAGTTGCTCCAAGAATGTATAAGGGTAAAATAGAATCTTTAGTAGGCCGTATCACTGGTTTTGCTGATATGATTCAATTGACACACTTAAAACTCCAACAAGTCCTTTCGCGAATGGTACCTGACGGCATATTTATGGATGCTGATGGCCTTGCAGAAATAGACCTTGGTAACGGCACGAACTACAACCCGCAAGAAGCATTAAACATGTTCTTCCAGACTGGTAGTATAATCGGTAGATCCTTAACTATGGATGGAGATCCAAACCCAGGAAAGGTGCCTATTCAAGAAATACAGAGTGGTAACGGCGGTGGCAAGCTACAAAGTTTAATACAGACGTACAATTATTATCTGCAGATGATAAGAGATGTGACCGGATTAAATGAGGCAAGGGATGCTAGCACACCAGACGCGAAGGCTTTAGTTGGAATACAAAAAATAGCAGCAGCTAATAGTAACACAGCAACAAGACATATACTTAAAGCTGGTTTATTTTTATCAGCTGAAGTTTGTGAGGCATTATCTTTGAGAATATCAGATATTATAGAGTACTCACCAACAAGAGATGCTTTCATACAATCAATAGGCGCACACAATGTTGCTACACTTGAGGAAATGTCTGAGTTACATTTATATGACTTTGGTATATTTTTAGAGCTAGAACCTGATGAAGAAGAAAAGCAACTACTAGAAAACAATATACAAATGGCGTTAACTCAACAAAGTATAGAGTTAGAAGACGCTATTGATCTTAGAGTAATTAAAAACGTTAAGTTAGCTAATCAGTTATTAAAAATACGTAGAAAAAAGAAACAAGAAAGAGATCAAGAACTACAACAAAGAAATATAGAAGCTCAAGCTAAAGCTAATGGTGAAGCACAACAAATGGCTTCTCAAGCTGAGGTTCAAAAGCAACAAGCTATAACTCAAATGCAAACTCAATTAGAACAAGTTAAAGCACAAATAGCTAGTCAAAAGCTACAACAAGAAATGCAGCTTAAGAAAGAACTAATGGCTTATGAGTTCCAGTTAAACATGCAAATGCAGAGTAAACAAGATGCGTTAGCTGATAAAAAAGAAAATTTAAAAGAAGATCGTAAAGATCAAAGAGTAAAATTACAAGGAGACGAGCGAAGAAAATCCCAAAATCAAGCTAAAAAGTTTGAGTCTTCAGGTAATGATATACTAGGTGGAGGCATAGATATGAGTGCTTTTGATCCTAGATAATTTGTTTAATTTTATAATATTATATTATGTCAAAAAAAGATGAAAAAGTGATTGAAGAAGTTCAATCAGTAAAAGCAGTAGAGTCGGCTCCAAAAAAAGAGGAACCTACTATTACTGAAGGTGGTGATATGAAAATAAAACCAAAAGTAAAAAGATTTGAAAAAAAACCTAATGAACCTATAAAGGTCGATATGACTAAACCGGTTGAAAAGGTTGAAAAAGAAGAAATACCTAAAGTAGATTTAACTGTAAAGGAAGAACCTAAAGAAGAGGTTGTTGTTCAGGAAATAAAGGAAGAAGTTACTCCTGTTGAAAAAACAGAGGTAGAGGATACACCTGTTCTTGAAGAAATAACAGACGAAGAGAAAGAAGAAATAGTTGAAACTAAAACAGAGGAGCTAAAGGATGAGGTTGAACAAGCTGTTCAAGAATCACAAGATACAGCTGAACCGTTACCAGAAAACATACAAAAAGTCGTAGACTTTATGAATGAAACTGGTGGAACCCTAGAAGAATATGTTAGGTTAAATCAAGACTATGCAAGTTATGATCAAAACCAACTACTAAAAGAATACTACAAGCAAACTAAACCACATCTTAATGATGATGAAATTAGTTTCTTAATGGAAGATCAATTCTCATTTGATGAAGAGTCAGATGATGAAAGAGATATTCGTAGAAAAAAACTGGCGTTAAAGGAGCAAGTTGCAAATGCCAAAAGCCACCTAGACGGCTTAAAGTCTAAATACTATAAAGAAATCAAAGCCGGTGTTAAGTTAACACCTGATCAACAAAAAGCTGTTGACTTCTTCAATAGATACAACGATGAACAAGATGAGAGTCAGAAAGTTCAAGATCATCAAGCGTCAATATTTAAAAACGAAACTAGTAAGGTTTTTAATCAACAATTCAAAGGTTTTGAATATAAAGTTGGTGAAAAACGCTACAGGTTTAATGTTAAAGATGCTGATAAAATTAAGACTGATCAAAGTGACATAAGTAATTTCGTTAAAAAGTTTTTAAACAAAAACAACGAAATGAGCGATGCTGCTGGTTATCATAAATCTTTATTTACAGCAATGAATCCAGACGTAGTTGCTAACCATTTCTATGAGCAGGGCAAAGCAGATGCTATCAAGGATAGTGTTGCTAAAGCTAAAAACGTGAGCATGGACCCTAGACAAACACATAAAACTGTTGAGTCCGGTGGTATGAAGGTTAGAGCTATAACGGGTGTAGACTCAAACGCGTTCAAAGTTAGATTTAACAAAAAATAACTTTAACTAATTAAAAACTCAAAATTATGGGAGATTTTTCAACTGGGGTAGGTGCTTTTCAAAATCACTTAACTCCAAGACCGACACAGTCGTTATTTAACGATAACTACTTGTCATTCGACAGCGCTTCAGGCGGCGGTACATTTGCACAGCAATTTTTACCGGAAATTTATGAAAAAGAAGTAGAAAGATATGGTAAAAGAACTATATCAGGCTTCTTAAATATGGTTGGTGCAGAAATGCCACTAGCTTCTGATCAAGTAATTTGGTCTGAGCAAGGTAGATTACACATTGCATATTCTGCTGAAACTTATAATGATGGTGCTAATAATGTACAAATAGCTTCTGCTGCAGGAAACACTATTACTTTACCAGCTGCTAACTTAATACAAAACCACGATACTATTGTAGTTTCTAAAACTGACAATGCTAAAGTGTTAAAATGTTTAGTTGTATCAGGTGGTGGAACAACTACTATTACAGTTGCTCCATATACTCAACAAAAACTAAACAACGCTGGTGCTTCTGGTACTGCTGGCGCTGTAAACTTTGCTGATGGTGAAGATCTTAACATTTTCGTTTATGGTTCAGAATACAAAAAAGGATCTTCTGAAAACTCAAGATCTATTGATGCTTCATTCACTCAGTTTAGCAACAAACCTGCTATTTTAAGAGACAGATACTCTGTAAGTGGATCTGATACTGCTCAAATAGGTTGGGTTGAAGTTACATCTGAAAATGGTGCTTCTGGATACCTTTGGTACTTAAAATCTGAGCACGAAGCTAGATTAAGATTCCAAGATTACTTAGAAATGGCTATGATTGAAGGTGAGCAAGTAAGCATGCCTGCTAACCATACATTCCAAGGAACTGGAGACTTCGCGGTTGGTGGTACTCAAGGATTATTCTCTGCTTTAGAAGCAAGAGGATTAGTATGGACTGGTACTGACTTCGATATTGTTGACACTTCTGGTGTTGATGATCAAGTTTCTGCTAATGCACACGTTGGTATGAATGAATTTGACAAAATTCTTCAAGAATTAGATAAGCAAGGTGCTATTGAAGAAAACATGATGTTCTTAGACAGATCTACTGCCTTAGAAATTGACAACATGTTAGCTTCACAAAATAACTACGGTGTTGGTGGAACTTCTTACGGAGTATTCAACAATTCTGAAGATATGGCATTAAACCTAGGCTTTTCTGGTTTCAGAAGAGGTTCTTATGACTTCTACAAGTCTGACTGGAAATACTTAAATGACTCTGTAACAAGAGGACTTATTGGAGACATCGAAGGTGTTATCGTTCCTGCTGGAACTTCAACAGTTTATGATGAGTCAATGGGTAAAAACATCCAAAGACCTTTCTTACACGTAAGATATAGATCTTCTGAGGCTGATGATAGAAAAATGAAATCTTGGATCACTGGATCTGTAGGTGGAAACTATACATCATCTGCTGATGAAATGGTTGTTAACTTCTTATCAGAAAGATGTTTATGTGTACAAGCTGCGAATAACTTCGTATTGCTTAAAGCATAACAATTATTATTTAAAAGCAAAGGGGCTTCGGCCCCTAGCTT